ATCCTGCAGGCGATCACCACCAACGTGGTCGTCAACGGCGTCGCGGCTCCGCTGGACGAGGCGATGATCCTCAACCTGCTGCAGCTGGTCTGGGAGAACGGCGGCATCCAGGTCTCCGAGACCGCCACGATCATGGTGAACGCGTGGCAGAAGCGGATGCTGACGAAGATCTTCGTCACCGACAAGGGCTACCAGGAGATGTCCCGCAACGTCGGCGGCGTCGCGGTGACCACGATCGAGACCGACTTCGGCCGGCTGAACATCATGCTCAACCGGTACATGCCGACCGCGGAGCTGGCCGTGGTGTCGCTGGAGCAGTGCGCGCCGGTGTTCATGGAGATCCCCGGCAAGGGGTTCCTGTTCACTGAGCCGCTGGCCAAGGTCGGCTCGGCCGAGCGGTTCCAGATCTACGGCGAGGTCGGCCTGAAGTACGGCAACGAGAAGTCCCACGGCAAGATCACCGGCCTGACCACCGCGGCGGCCTGAGCAGGGCGGGAGGCGCGACCATGAAGTTCAAGTGCGAGAAGTACCCGCAACTGTGGGTGAACCTGCCCGGCGGCAAGTCGGTGCGTTTCGTCGACGGCGAGGCGGAGGTCGGCGACACCGCGGCGGTGGACGCGCTGAAGAGTCTCCCCGCCGAGTACGAGGTCAAGGCCGTCGGCGGCCGGGCGCCCAAGGCCAAGGAGTAGCCGGTGGCCCTCGCGCCGCTGGCCACGACCGCGGACATGACCGCCCGCGGCATCACCGTGGCCGACGAGGCCATGGCCGGGGTGTTCCTCGACGTGGCCTCAGCGGTGATCCGGGACGCGGCCGGTGTGCCGATCTCCCGGGTCACCTCCACCGTGGCGGTGTGGGGGGATGGGTCGCAGTGGCTGCGGCTGCCGGGCCCGCCGATCATCTCGGTCGCCTCCGCTGAGATCGACGGTGAGGCCGTCACGGGGTGGGTGCTGCGGGACGGCCGTCTGTGGCGCCGGTGCGGCTGGGAGTCCTGCGAGGATCCACCCGCACCGGTCACGGTCACCCAGACCCACGGCCTGGACCCGGTCCCCGCCGATGTGGTGGATCTGGCGTGCCGGATGGCCGCCTCGGCGCTGATCGCGGCGACCGAGGAGGACGACGGGTCCGGGCTGGCGCTGTCCCAGGTCGCCGCCGAACGGCTCGGCGACTACTCGGTGACCTACCGCGGTGATGCCGGGACGACGGAGATGGAGCTGTCGGACCGCGTCCGCGCGAGGCTGGGCAACCGGTTCGGCGGCGGCGGTGCGCGGGTGGTGACGGTCGGGTGAGCGTGACGCGGCTGATGCGCCAGTCCGTGACGATCGAGCCGCTGACCGACGAGGGCGCACGTGGCGCGATCCTCGGTCCTGCGTTCACCTCGCGCGCCCGGGTGCAGGAGGGCGCGGATGTGACGGCGGGCGGTGACAGCTCGGCCGAGCGGCACGAGGTGACCTCGGCGACGCTGGTCTACCTGCCGTGGGGAACCGACTGTCCGGAGCGGTCACAGATCACGCTGCCTTCCGGGGTGGTGGGCCGGGCGGTGCAGGTGGACCGGCACTGGGAGAACCGCAGGGTGCGGCATCTGAGAGTGAGGGTGCAATGACGCGCATCGACCTGGACTGGCATGGCGAGCGTGTCGCCGCGCAGGTGCGCCGCGGCGCCGGGCTCGGCAGTGAGGCCGCCGCCGAACTGCTGCTGGAGCTGGCGAACGAGCGGGTGCCGCTGGAGACGGGGCGCCTGTTGGAGTCCGGCCAGGTGACCAAGGACGCATCCGGTACGGCGGCGGTGTCCTACTCCGACCCCAACGCCGTGCGGCAGCACGAGGACCCCTACTACCAGCACGACCCGGGCCGAACCCGCAAATACCTGGAGATCCCGATGCTCACGCAGCGGCCCCGGATGCTGCGGGTGATGGCGCGGACCATCCGCCGATTCATCGGCACGTAGATGGCCTCGCGCGAGGTGGTCGTCCACGTCGTCGCCGGTGAGCCGCGCACGGGCCTGTGGTGCCCGGTGTGCGCACTGCCGTCCCGCGCCGAGATCGGCGTATGGATGCTCACGGCGCGCGGCCTGAGCCCGCTAGGTACCCGCTCCTGGTGCACCGACCACGACGAGCGGGGAGGTGTCGATGTCCTGGACTGAGGATCTGCTGGTCGGCCTCGCCGAGTACCTGGCCGCCCAAGGCGTCGGGCAGTGGCAGGCCACCGGCGCCTACATCACGGACACGCCGCCGCCGATCGCGCTGCGCACCCTGCCGGAGAAGTTCGACCAGGCGTATGCGATCGGCGCCTACACCGAGGTGGAGACCGAGGATGCGGGCCTGTCGGACGTGACGGTGGGCGTGCAGATCCGGTCCCGTGGCACCGACCCCGATGAGGTCGAGGGCGTCGCGGACGCGGTGTGGGAGGTGCTGCACGGCGCCCGCATGGTCGTGCTCGGCACCGGCCCGTCCGCGGTCTACACCTCGCTGATCTACCGGCGGTCCACGGCGCTGCTGGGGACCGACCGTCAAGGCCGCTATGAGCGCGCCTGCAACTACTACGTACTCGCGTCCCGGCCGAGCGTTTACCGGCCCGACTGACCCTGAGAGAGGAACCATGGCGATCAGCATCACCGGGATCATCCCGGCCACCGGGCCGACGACCGGCGGGACCGTCCACGAGATCACCGGCACCGACTTGGACCTGGTCACGGGCGTGACCATCGGCGGCGCGGCCGTCGCGTCCTTCGAGGACCTGGCGCCGACGCTGCTGCGCCTGGTGTCCCCGCCCGGCACGCTGGGCGCCAAGGACGTGGTCCTGGCGCCGGGCGCGGTCACGCTCGTCTCGACGCTGGCCCGCAAGTGGAAGATCGACATCAACACCGGCACCGAGGTCTCCCCGACCTGGACGGCGGTCCGCGCGATCGGCGAGCTGAAGCCCACCGTCGAGAGCAACCTTGAGGACGACTCCGACTACGACTCCAATGGCTGGTCCTCCAACACCAAGACGCAGATGTCCTGGGAGATCGAGGTCAAGCTGCTCCGCAAGGTCGGGGTGTCCTCGGCCAACTACGACCCCGGCCAGGAAGCGCTGCGGTCCAAGGCCGACCAGTTCGGCGCCGACGGCACCGCGCACGTCCGCTGGTATGACCGCGACGGCGGCCCGGAGGCCTACACCGGGTTCGGGTCGGTGTCGTGGGAGCCCGAGGGCGGCGACGCCAAGGACCTCGACACCGTCACCGTGAAGATCACCGGGAACGGGCAGCGGACCCTGATCACCAACCCGGCGATCTGATGGCTTTCAAGGATCTGCGGGAGTTCGTCGACGGCAGGCACCTCGACCTGCCGATCGACGGCAAGACCTACCGCGTCCACGACGTCGACGCCGACACCGGCGTGTGGGTGCAGAAGGCCGTGGACCTCGGCATCGCCGCCCATCAGGGCAAGGACGTGGACGGCGCGGTCCTGGACGACGACGAGGAACGCGGCGCCTACGAGCGCGTCCTGGGCGACACCTACGAGGAGATGCGCGCCGACGGGGTGGAGTGGGGCGACCTCAAGCACGCCGCGATCACCGCGATGATCTGGATCGCCTTCGACCAGGAGACGGCCGAGAAGTACTGGGAGACCGGTGACAAGGGGGAAGCCGCGGCCCCGGAGACCCCGGGGCCGAACAGGGCCTCCCGCCGGGCATCATCGGCCGCGGTGAGAAAGACCCGGTCACGGGCCTCTACGAGTACTACGAGGGCCTCACGGTCGACGACCGCGACAGCCTCACCTGGCAAGCGCTCATCGAGCAGTGGGCGCTGATCGAGGCCGACCTGCACAGCGAGTTCGGCATCGACGTCGAGGAGCCGGGCCTGCTGCGGTCCCGTTCGTGGCGGTGGCTGCGCGCCCGCATCCTCGCCCTGCTCAACGCCGAGACCCGGCTGAACCGCCACTTCGCTCCACCGGAGAAGGTTGACAAGGCCGCCGCGATGAACGGACGGGGGTGAGTCGTGGCGCTCAACCTGGGTGAACTGGTCGCCAGGATCACCGCCGATGACTCCCGGTTCCGCCGCACGATCGACGGTGTTCACCGCTCGCTGCAGTCGGTGGGGAAGGTCGCCGGGTTCGCCGCTTTGGCGGGGGCTGCGACGTCGCTGGCTGCGGCGATGGGGCCTGCGGCCGGCGCGGTGGCCGGTCTGGCGTTGAGCCTGGGCGCGGCGATCGCGCCGGCGGCCGGGCTGGCGGTAGCACTGCCCGCTGCTGCGGTGGCATGGAAGACGTCGCTGGCGATCATGAAGCTGGCCGTGGACGGCCTGTCGGACACCCTGGGTGCGGCCGTCAAGGGCGATCTGAAGACCTTCCGCGAGGACCTGAAGAAGATGCCGCCCGAGATGCGGGTGGTCGCCTCCCAGCTCGGCGGCGCGGTGGCGGGCCTGCAGCGCAACGTTCAGCGCAGCTTCTTCGCGCCGATCGCCCGCGAGGCCAAGGGTCTGGGCAGGCAGCTCCGCGTGCCGCTATGGGAGGGCACGCAGGTCGCCGCGGCGGGTCTGGGTGGTGTGGCCGCCCGGGTGCTGTCGGTGGCCCGTGAGGGCCGCTCGATCGCTTTCCTGTCCCGCCTGTTCCGCACCATCGCCGCGTCCGCGAACGCCTTCGGGCGGGGCGTGGCTCCGCTGGTGCGGGGCCTGCGCGACATCGCCGCGGTAGGGCTGCGGCAACTGCCGGGCGTGGCGGGGTGGCTGGGTCAGGCCGCGGCGAAGACGGGCCGGTGGCTGTCGAGCATCTCCAAGAGCGGCCGGGCCGCGCAGTGGTTCACCTTCGCCGTGTTCACCCTGGGGCAGATGGTCGGCATCGTCCGCAACCTGGGGACCTTCTTCCGCCAGGCGTTCGGCTCGGCAACGGCCGGATCGGGCAACCTGCTGGTCACGATCAACACGATCACCGCCAGGCTCGCCGCATGGTCGACGTCACTGGACGGCAAGAACTCCCTGGACGGGTTCTTCATCCGGGGCCGCGCCACCGCGCAGCAGCTCTGGCGGATCGTGGTGAACCTGGGCACGGTGCTGAAGAACGTGCTCGGCGCGGCCAGCACTGAGGGCGGGTCGCTGCTCACCACGATCGAGCAGTTGACGGCCAAGTTCGCCGCGTGGACGCAGTCGGCCGGCGGGCAGAAGCAGCTCGGCGAGACGTTCGCGCTACTGGGCCAGATCGCCCGTGACCTGCTGACAGTACTGCCGGGCATCGCCGTGGTGATCGGCCAGCTCGCCAAGTGGTTCAACGATCTTCCGCCGGGCGTGCAGGACGTGGTCAGCCAGTTCTTGGCGTGGTCGATCGTGATCGGCCTGGTCGGCGGGAAGATCGGCCCGCTGGTCACGGGACTGGGCATGGTCGTCGGCGGGCTGATCAAGGTCGCGTCGGCGGTGGGCCCGGTGCTGCTGCGCATGGGCAAGCTGGTGGCCACCTTCGCGTGGGCGGCGCTGAAGATGGCGGGCCACTTCGCGATGATGGCGGCGCGGGCGATCGCCTGGGCGGTGGTCATGGCCGCGCAGTGGCTGGTGGCGTTCTTGCCCGTCGCGCTGATCATCGGCATCGTCGCGGGCCTGGCCCTGCTGATCTACAAGAACTGGGACACGATCAAGAAGTGGACGGTCGCGGCCTGGGAGTTCGTGTGGGGCTGGATCAAGAAGATCGTCGGGTTCATCGTCAAGATCTTCATGAACTTCCACCCCGTCGGGCTGATCATCAAGCACTGGGACACGATCAAGAAGGCGACCCGCACGGCGTGGGACTGGATCTGGTCGAAGCTGCAGGCCATCGCCAAGAAGATCGTCGACATCTTCATGAAGTTCCACCCGGTCGGGATTATCATCAAGCACTGGGACCAGATCAAGTCCGGGGTGTCGAACCGGGCGACGTCGCTGGTGGGGTGGCTACGCGGGCTGCCGGGGCGCATACTGCGGGCGCTGGGCAACCTGGGGGGCCTGCTCTACAACGCCGGTCGTAATCTGCTGGTCGGCCTGTGGAACGGCATCGTGTCGATGGCCAACTGGCTGCAGCGGTCCCTGGTCAACCTGGTCCGCCGCATCGTCCCCGGACCGGTCGCCCGCATCCTGGGCATCGCGTCCCCATCCAAGGTGTTCGCCGGGTTCGGCGCGAACCTGGCCGAGGGCATGGCGCTGGGCATGGACCGCAACCAGGGGCTCGTCTCCGACGCCGCCGCCGCTCTGGCGGGCGCTGCGACTGGGGGCGGCTCGGTGGCCGCGACGTCCCGCCCGGCGCCGGTGGGCGCCGCTGCGGGGCGCGGGGGTCCGATCGTGGCCGAGTCGCGGCTGCTGCTGGATTCGCGGGGCTCCCGGCTGGATGAGGTCGTCATCGAGATCGTCCGCCGCGCGGTGAAGAACCAGGGTGGCGGGAAGGCCAGCTACCTGGGGGTGACGGCCTGATGCCGTTCCCCGATGAGGCGCTGGTCGTCGACGTGGAGATCAAGGTCGGCGCCACCTGGACCTCGATCATCGAGCGGGTGAAGACGGGCAACCCGATCACCATCACCCGTGGCCGCTCTTCGGAGGGGTCGGCGCCGGACCCGGCGCGCTGCTCAATGACGATCAAGAACAACGACG